AGACAGACAAGCCGCAGCCGTTGTCCCAGCTGACCATGATGCTGCCAATGTCGTCGACGCCTCTGACCGTTCCCTTCGTCCCGATCGGAGGAGCCTGCACGTCGTCCATCTGTACGAGCTCGACTCTGCAGCCGACGGGGTATTCCCGGCGCAGGCGCTCGACCGTCTCTCTTCTGATTCCGAACATCGTCAATCCCTCCTTACAGCGTGTACTGGTGGAGGATGATGTCCTTCGCCAGCTCGGTGTCTTCGTCGATGGGCTTTACGTCCCAGCCGCGATCGTAGTTGCAGACGATTTCGCCTTTGCGCTTCAGCATCAGCTTCGAGACGCGCCCGCCGCCGATCCCGTACTTAGAGCTCTCAGGGTACTGCTTTACCCAGTAGTGGTAGATCCGGTCATGGACTCGGATCGTGCCTTCCTGCCAGTTGCTGCCCGCTGGCCGGGTTTCCTTGACCTTGATCTTGAAGGTCAGGTGGCCGCTGTCGTTTATGCTGAAGTCCTCGACCGGGCAGGCGCTGTATTCGTCTGGGATGTCCCGCGCGCTGCCGGTGAAGATGTTCGTGCGGCACCGGGTGTTCAGCAGCGTGACCTGTGCGTTCCGGCTGATCAGGTCGTAGAAGCTTTCAAGTGTGATCACTGCGTCCACCTCCTTACATGCTTATGAGCGTTACGCTCATGTCTGCGTTGAGGCGGGTTGTGTACCGGTGTTCGTTGCCTTTCCTGTCTCGGCTGATCACGCGGATGTCGCCTTCGTAGGAGCGGTACATCCTGTTGAGCGTTTCGCCTTCGGGGAGCTGGGCTTTGACCTGCTTGATCTGTTT